ACCTTAATTTTATCATGTAGTAAAGCCTTTGCAAAAGCCCAGTCCTCTGATTTTGTTAGATTATGATACTTTTCCCCTAGCTTCAATACTTCTAATGTCTCTTTGTCTTGTTTCATTTAACCTTGAAAAGTGTTAGCTGATGTCGTTAGTTGTTGTAGGTCTTGTTCTGTTGGTTGTGCTTGTTGCTGTTGTGCCTGTATTTCCCTTTCCTGTGCTTCTCTTAGTTCTGATTGAGTAGGAACTTTCAATCCCATTAAGTCCATAACTTGAGGAACTAGAAGTGACTTAAACTCTGGAGCGACTTGTAGCATGTTCACAAGATTATTCATTGTAACACCAACATCCATTTCTTCATTAGTTACAAAGAATTTAGCGTCAATTCCTTTCACAATAATATCGTGAAGTACCTCTACTGTTATATCCTCATCCTTTGCTAGTGTCTCCTCTGCTGCGGTGAATGCTTCATTAAGCTCATCTGTTGTAGGGACAATTCCCTCTTTCCATAATTTCTCTACTTCTTCTATTGCCTTTGACGCCACAATCCTTTCTCTTAATTCCTTAGCATTATCAAATATTCCTAATACTTTTGCATCTTTTCCTTTCTTGATTCCTTTAGCAACGATTGGCAAAGCATGTCGGTTGTACCATCTTTGTAGAAATGATCCTAGTGATTCTTTTACAATAGTGAAAGCGTCTTTTGTGTTTCTGTCTTGAATTGCTGCGCCTGTTGCTGTTGTTGAAGCTGGTAGTGGTGTTCCTGTTACTACATCAAGAGCTGATGTTACTCTCTGAGCCCATGAAACGACATTTTCCTCGTCTGCGTATGAAGCCTGAGAAGCTTCCTGCATAACAAGTTGCTCTATGTCATCCATTGATTTTACTTTCACTACCCCATTAGCTGAAAGCCTTTGAAGCTGTCGCGGTGATATTCCAGAACCTGAACGAACTTTAAATATACCTAGCTGTGAAACGTATGATCGGTTTATTCTGATGTTTACTATTGTATTAATCCACAACTGAAGCATCATTACCTTTTCTGTAGGACCAACTCCATACCAACGACCTGGAACTTTCATGTATCGAGCTTCTTCATATGGCTTTATAACCTTACCCTCTTTGTCTTTGTTTACATTCTGCTCAATTAAATGAACCACCGAATTGCCTTTACCTCTTATACCTGAAACAACAATATGACCATCCACTTCTGTGTCCTTATCTTTTGCTTCGCCTGTAATAAGTGACTTAGGGATCTTACCCCACATTTCAAACACCTCAATTCCTTTTGTTGTTACTGAGCGAGATGACATATCCATTTTAGGATCGTTAGGGTTTAAGCCAGTTTGCGGTTCTGCGTCTTCTGTATTAATCCAGCCTGTCATTGCCATTATGTTCTGTTTATTCATCACAGCTCTTTCTGTGAATCTATATGCTGATTGGATATCATCTGCTGTTGGATCAATGTACACATTCAAAAGGTCTACTGTTCTTCTCTCAACAGTAGGTTTTCCATTTTCATCTTTCCCCTCCCATGTTTTCCATACTGTTGTACCGTCAATACAGAAAGGTGTAATTGTTTCGTTTAGTTCTTCCCCGAAATATGTGTCTTCCATCCATTCATGAGTTGCTGTTCTTAGAATATCTGTAATAGCATACCCATCTTTATGCTTTGATCGGAAATTCATGTCTTTTGCATCAAGATCTACAAGTTTTCTTGTTGCATCAACAATATTAGCTGATAACGGAACCCATATCTTTTTCCTTCCTGTTGTTGGATCAATTTCTTCATCAAAAATACCCCAGTAATTTTTACGAAGGGTTCTAATAAGTGGTCGCATGGCGAAAGCAACCTTTTCAGTAATAAAAGTTACGCCATCTTCATAATTATCAATTTCGTCTTTAACGATTGCAATTGCTTGTGACTCAATGTCACTTTTGCTTAGTTTACCTTTTTCTGCCATATGGTGTAATTATATCACGAATTAACTGTACATGTTAGTGTAAAGTGAAAATTCCTCAAAATCTTCTTCCCCCATTGAGCCATGATGAATATTCATACCATATCTTATAGCGTCCATTGCGTGATCTAATCCCCCTACAGGTTCATTGATTATCTTTCCATCTTTATCTTCCATCCACATATAGTTTCTATATTCTTTAAGGACATTCACTGATCTTTTCGTAACGGACATTTTTTGTCCTTGAACGTACTGTATACCTTGCACAATAGAACCTTGTCCTTTAACTGTTGGCTGACAGTTAATTCCATATAGTTTCAACTCATCAATAGATTTAGGCTCTGCACTATCTGCAATTACAAGCACGTCTTTTTCTGTCTGCAAAATAGTATCTGCTATTTGTTTGTTGTGCATTCCCTTTTTGTACACAAGCTCATCAATAATATATCCGCCATTATAATAGTAAATATCAACAATAGCTGTTGGATCATTAGAATACCCAAAGTCTAACCCTCTCCTCTCAAGCCTAGCTTCATGTGGTATTTCATCAATAATAGCCCAATCTTTGTATATCTTTCCTTCTATTTCTCCTATAAGACCTTCTCCATATACTCTCCACCAGTTTTTATAGCCTTTTCTTGACTCTAGTTCTTTAACAATAGCGTCTGATAATCCTTCATTATCCCTGTAAGTGAGAATAGTGAAGTCCACATTATCTTTCCCCTTGAGATCAGTATGCGCCCAAAACTCTGCAACAGGGTTGTAATCTATATAAACTTCTTTGTTTGTCCTAATAGCAAGCTGTGTATAAGTCTCAAAAGGGATATTGTTTGCCTCGTTAATAAAAAGCACTTCACGTCTTGGGCCTCTAACCTTTCCAGGATTATCTGCTGAGAAAAACTCTAACTGTGTCCCTGTTTCAAATGTATAGATGTTATCTGTTCTATTCCATAGGCTCTCTTTGAAATACCCATGAGCTTTCATTATGTTAAGAAAGTCACGAATAGCCCCACGTTTTAAGTGAGGCATTGATTCAGACACTACAGAGATAAGTTCTTTATCTGTAGTTTTATTTGACTGAGCTCTATCAATAAGAATTAAGAGAATGGCGATAGTTTTACCTGCTGAAGATCCCCCTTGTATTATCTTAGTTCTGCTCTTCTGATTCAGTATCTTGTCTACTGCTGTTGTCTTTTGAAACTGCATTTAATATTGGTTGTGGAATAACTACCTCATGTTTATTCTCTGTGTCTTGTTTAGGATTACCTTCTGCCATCTTCCAAATGATCTCTTTTGGTATTCCCTCTAAAAAAGCCTGTCTCTCTTCTTCTGATTGCTTAGAGAGTAACTCTCTTGCATATTCTTTCATAGTCTTACCTTTTGGTCTCCCTTTAGGGTTGCCGCTCTGCCCTTTTTTCCATAACCAGGGTTTCTCACTGTTTTGTATTTGTTTATCAGATTCATTCATTACAACAATATAATACTACTTATCCTCCTTCTTGTCAGTAGGATCTTCCTTTTTCTCCTCTTGCTTAGGTGCATTTTGAGCAATAATTGCTTGTATTTTTGCTTGAATAGTTACATATGCTGTAGCTTCTTGCCCTGAAAGATTAATTCTTGAAAGAAATGCTTGAATTGCTACCAAGTCATTTACTGTTAGTTCTACTTTTACCTCCTCTTTTGTTTCTTTTGTCATGTTTATTTTTTAATTTCTAAACTCTTTTGTAATTTATTTTTTATCATCTGCTGACACCCTGTGCAAATAATATGAGCTGGGTTCATAGATGTTCCACATTCTCTGCCGTTTATTATCCTTGTGCATGATGCTAACGGATATTCATTTTTTCCAATTTTGATTGTGTTCATGTTTAAATCTTTCTAATATTATCCACCAGTACCCTTTACTACATATCTGACATTGGCTCTGAATAGAACAAATCTTTATGTATTTATTCCCACAATAACACGTTTGTATCGTGCTTTTTAGTTTATATGTAGTGAAGTCATCCTCCATATTATAAACCAATCTCTTTCACATCATCTATGCTTCGGACAACATAGTATTCTGCTCCTTGCTCATCGCATTTTTTCTTAAATTCTTTCTGATTTGCTGACAATCGACCTTTAGATGTCTTAACTTCCAATCCTATAAAGAAAGGGCCGTTGATTACAATAATATCTGGTGTGCCGTTCATATGATACTTTGGCATGGTCATAGGTCTGTTTGTTGCCTTATTCCATATAGGGTTACTATTGTTTCTCCAAAAGAAATGTCTTTTGAGAGCTAAGTAATCGCATATTGCGTTTTGTATTTGTCCTTCAGGTGTTGCCATGACTATAGTTTTTGATGAAATTCTCTTAAATCTACAAAAGAAATTTTATTCCGACAAGATGTGGGTCTATAAATTACTATAGCCGAAGCAAAGGGTGCTGTAGTTTTCTTTCCTCCGAATTTAACCCGTCCTCTAAAAAACCATATCTCATCAGCATATTTACTGATATTCGTATGCCAATAACTTCTATCTGTAGCAGATACT